TTTTCTTATTTTTTAAATGTTAATAATTAATTAAGCTCCTTTGAATAACACGAAGTTATTAGCAGCTTGAGTTACTAAACATCTTTCAGATAAGAAACTTACAGTCATAGCATCTAAAGTGTCAGTATAAGCACCGCCTACTGAACCAGTAATCCAAGATTTCATTCTTCGATCTTCAGTTTCAGAAGCTCTGTATCTCACGTGTAAGAAAGGACGTCTGATGTTTGATCCTAACATTTGATCATATACTGTAGTAGTTCCAGCTGGAATCATTACACCATCAATTTCCTTATCCATACCTCTTAAAGAAGCATCGTTAAGATATTTCCAGTCAGTTTTGTAGAAGTCATAAGAACCTCTTCTAAACCCTGAAAAACCAAAGTTAAGAGCCATATCGCCATCATTCTCAAATAGACCATAAGAAGCAGCTGTAGTAGAAGCAAATCCACCATTAACAGCAGCAATCATATCGTCAAAATCAAGAGCCGTAGATCTTGATAAGAATAACATGTTTTCTTCGATAGCACCTTGCTTGTCTAAGTTTTTGAGTATTTCATCAAAATCACCTAAAGCACCTGAACCAGGAGCAGCAGCGCCAGCAAAACCAGAGTATACATTACCTCTTGCTTCGATAGCAGCAAATAAACCTTCAGAACCTTGAACATCAGAGGTTAAAGCCACATCATTAGTTCCACCATATTGGAATTGAGCTCCACTAGTATAAGCAGCAGTGTTCATATCTTCAGCTTCTATCATTGACATTTCTAGGTAATCTTCAAATCTTAATCTTGTTTCAGACTCAGACTTTAAGTACCACAAGTATCCTGATTGACCATCTTCAGTAGAAACTTCAACCCAACCAATCTGAGCTGTGTCAGATCCATTAATTTGAAAGTTATCTTTAAGAATCATTGGTCTATTAGAAAACTGCGTGAAAGCAGGTTGAATAGAACCTTGCAATCCAATAGCACCTTCACCGAATTCAGAACCGTAAACAAATACGTTTACTTGCCCGGCAACAACACCTAAAGCATTAGTTGCTGTTCCGTAAAACTTAATTTGTAATTGATCTAACATATTGTTAGCAGAGCTAGTTACAGCCTGTACTAAACCTTTTTGTACTATAAGTCCAGTAGCAACGTCAGACATTAAAACTGTTTGACCAACTCTAATAGCGCCTCTACGTGAAGCAGCAACTACATCAGGTTGAGCAACAGCTAAATTTAATAATAACTGAACATCAGCATCAGCAGTAGCAGAAGCACCTGTGATTTGATTACTCTTGTAAGCTACGTGAAGTCTATTTTGTTCAGACCAAATTACTTGATCAGAAGTCATAGGCATTTCAGCTCCTACCATTCTCAAGAAACCACCAATTGTTCGGTTTCCGTATCTTTCTATCTCAGCTTCGTAAAGCTCAGGTAGATATTGTTGTGCGAAGTTGTTAACTGGATCTCCGCCCGCAGCATTTCCTGTAAAATCTAAATAGTTAGTGTTTAAAGCTAATCTATTTTGTGCTGGGACTATTGATGCAGGAAAACTTCCTGAATTATTAAAACTCATGTTTTTAATTTTTATTTATTAATTGTTCTTTTTTTTTGTTTTAAATTTCAACTTAGAACTATCAACACCATTTATTGCTCTCACCTTTAACCCGCCAACAAATACATCACCAGTAGGATTAACCCTTGGCTCTGCGTTTATATTGTTAGATTTAGCTAACACATCTTTAACAGCATCAGCTTTACCTTGCTCATAAAAATGTTGCGCTATAGTGTCGGCATTTCTAGCTGCGTAAACAGCCTTATGATAGCCTGCAGTGTCACTAATCTCACCCTCTTTGTTTAAGAACTTCTTAACAAACGTACTTAAGTTTGATTGGTTTTCAACAACATCACTTGTGCTTGAAACATTATACCTAAAAGTTTTTTCGCCAACGTTAAAATCGAAACCTTCAAAATTTTCGTTCAACAACTCTTTAGTATTTTTTTCAAACAAATCGCGAATATGTTTAACTTTCTCTTGTTCTTTGTTGTGTCTATTGAAAAAATCCATTGCTTTTTGTTGTTCTTGAGTTACGCCCGGCCTCAACTTGATTTCGTCGTAATATTTCTCTTTTGTTTTTTCCAAAAAGTTTTTGGCATTTGCAATTTCTTCTTTGAATGCGAGTTTTTTCTTTTTTACATCTCGCTCTTCATCCACTTCTTCATCATAATTAAAATTATCCTCCATTATGAAAGATATTTCTTCATTATTTAAATGTGGTTTAGTATTTTTATAAAACTCTCGTAGTATTGAATCTTCATCTAACTGTGAGTAATCTCTATTTAACCTAGCATAATCTTCTATAGTTCCACCAGTTTCTTTCATAAACGAAACTAACTTGCCAATATTTTCAGGCATTAGTATTTCAGGTTTATCTTCTGTAACTGGCTTTTCTAAATCTAAAGCTTTTTCTTTTCTTTCTACTTCAACTATAGGTGAAACTACTTTTTTTTCTTCGGTGGGCCGTACTTCTTCAACCAATTTTTCGCCACTTGTTTTGTCTTCTTGTTTTTCGACAATAACATTGCTATCATCTGGCTTTTGTTCTTGAATGGCATTTTTAATTTCTACTTTAGTTGTTTCTTCTACAGGTTTTTTAGTTAAATTAACTTTATAATCTTCATTGACTGCATTTGTTAATTTCTTTGGCTTTTTAATTTTTAGAGGTGCCTTCTCTTTATCTTGAACTGTTTCTGACATAATATAATATAATAATTAATAATATTTAAGACATATTAAATGCGCTTAAATCTAGACCTTCAGGATCTTCAGTTTCAGTAAAATTAGTTGGTCCACTATCATTGTTACGTTGACTAATCATTTCACTTTGCTGACTACCTGATATTCTAGTTCTTTTATCTTTACGATCTTCTATAAACTCTTCTCTTTGTTTTTCTCTATCTACTTTTAATTTTTCTAGTTGGACATTGTAACCAAACTCATATTCCATTAACTCTCTTTTTATTTGAGCTTCTGCTTGCATTCTTTGGATTTCAAATTGAGATTTACCTTGCTCTATTTGTAAAGTTGTTTCTGCTAATGCTTGTTGCTTTTGAACTTCTGACATTGCAGCTTTTTCTGCAGTTTGTTGATTAGCTTGTGCTTGAGCTTGTATGTTTGCTTGTTGAGCCTTTTGATCTGCTTCTTGCTTTTTCTTTCTTCTATACTTTAAAAATTGATTAGCTAATTGTATGTTTTTAACTTCTCTAACATCTATAGCGTCTTCTAAAAATATTTGACCTGATTTTAAAGCTACTTGAATATTTTCTTCAAGTTTAGCTTTGTCTTCTTCGTCAGGCTCTAAGTTTAAGAATATACCAAAATCATGAATATTTAAACTAGCAAGTTCATCTAAAGTTCCAACATTGTACTGTGATATACTATTTTCTAATGAATTTCTAGTTAATGGAAATTTTAAAGAATCAGCTACTCTTAGCGATATGTTTTCACAAGCTCTTAGAGTTAGAAATAATTGACCTTGAAGTATGTGCCTTGTGGCAACATTTGAATTAGCAGCAGCTAATTTTTGTAAACCTACTAATGAAGCTTTATCTGGAAGAGAACCATCTCTTGCTTCATTTAGACCAGTTACATCTCTTATCATTTGTAAGTAATATTGATAAGTTTGAATTAGTGATTGAATTTTAGAACCGCCTGATCCGGTCTGTAGTTCTTGTATTGGAACTTTGCCTCTGTTAGGATCTCCTTCTTGAGTGTTAGATCTACCTACTATACTTCCTGTTTGAAAATACATGTTAAGAGCTTCTCTAGGATTATAATTAGTTCCATTACCTAAATCAACCTCTGCTAATCCGTCTACGTCTAAAAATACACCATCAGGTACAACTCTAGATAACACTTGCTGTATCTTTAAATGAGTTAATTGTATCATATCTGCAAATCCAGTAACTCTTGAAACTAAAGACTCTATTCTACCCTTATACATTCTAGGCGCACATATAGCATAATTCATGTTAACTCTAGTAGTATCTGAAACAGGTCTAGTCATACTTTCTGATAAACCCCATTGCATCATCATAGGAT